GTACGAGATACTTATTTAGATGCTTTTGAGAGGGAACAAATAAATGGATATATCCATCCTTTCTTCAACCTTCATCTTGTTAGAACATACAGAAGTTCAAGTGATAGTCCTAACTTCCAAAACATTCCAAAAAGGGATGAAGAATCTATGCGAATAGTAAGACAAGCACTTTACCCACGACCAAACCATCAACTGCTTGAAGTTGATTATTCTGGTTTAGAGGTAAGAATTGCAGCTTGTTATAATAAGGATACAAATCTAATCAAATACATAAAAGACCCAAAGAGTGATATGCACGCTGATATGGCAAAAGAAATATTTGCACTTGATGAGTTTCAAAAAGACTGCCACAATGTTTTACGACAAGCTGCAAAGAATGGTTTTGTATTTCCAGAATTTTATGGGGATTATTATGGTAATTGTGCAGAAAATATGGCTTGTGGTTGGGGAAAGTTACCACAAAGTATTTGGAAAAAAGGAGAAGGCGTGGAAATAGGAAGTTTTATACCGTTATTCTTATCCGATCATTTGATTTCAAAAGGAATTACTTCATTTAACAAATTTACGAATCACGTTAAAAAAATAGAACAGGATTTTTGGGAGAACAGGTTTCCGGAATATGCTGCGTGGAAGGAACGATGGTGGAGTTTATATAAAAAATATGGTTACATTGATTTGCTTACAGGTTTTCGCTGTCAGGGAGTAATGTCTAAAAATGAAGTTATAAATACACCGGCTCAGGGAACTGCTTTTCATTGCTTACTCTGGTGTATCATAGAAATTGATAAAATAATGCTGAAGGAGCGGTGGGATACTAAGATAATATCACAGGTACATGATAGTGTAATATTTGATGTCAATCCCGGTGAACTTGACCATGTTGTTAAAGTTGTGAGAAAAATATGTTGTGAAGAATTACGTAAAGCATGGAAATGGATAATTGTACCTCTTGATGTAGAAATGGAACTTAGTCCTGTGGATAAATCATGGGTAGAGAAAGAAAAAATAAATGCCTGATTAAAAATAATCTTAAATTTAAAGCGATTTCTCATAAAAAATTTGTATAATGTATTAAAAGCAGATAAAATGACAAAATTAGATTTACTCATTGAGTACAAAAGAAATACTGGTAATTATCCAGAATATATACAAGACTATATTGATTGGCTTGAAGAAGAGTTAATAAGATTGAAAAATTTGAAACGTAAATTTATACCTTGGGAAAAATGAACTACGAAAATGATCTTAAAATTGACGAATCCTCTTTGGATTTGGAATGGCTTGAACAGGCATCACTTTTTATGCGATATGCTAAATATTCTGCAGAAGCACGAAAGAATCTTGATGAGGTGAAACAGGATTTTGATATTATCAAGGCAAAAATTGATAAGAATATAAGAGAATTTCCAGATAGCTATGGAGTAACAAAAGTAACGGAGGGTGCTATACAGAGTACTTTACTTACTGATAAAGAATATACAAAAGCATATCAAAAAGTATTGGATGCAAAATTTGAAGCTGATATGGCAAGCAGTGCAGTTCAGGCATTTAATCAAAGAAAAGAAGCACTGGAGAATTTGGTAAAACTTCATGGGCAATCTTATTTTGCCGGACCTAAAATTGCAAGAGATTTATCTGAGCAGCGTAAGATAAAAGAAAATAAAGTTGATTCTAAAATAGCAAGTAAATTATCCAGACAAAAATGATGAAAACAATTTTATTAATTATTCTGTCAATTCCTGTATTTTATATTTTATGCAGGATTTTCTGGAAAGCAGGAATTGATCAGATTGATCAAACATTAAATGATAAATTGGAAAAATACACAACTAAAATTAAAAAAGATGGCAACGAGACACAAGAGTAATTTCAAAGGAAATGTCCTTAGAGATGGACAAAGACAAAAAAAAGTCGGTTCTTCTTATCTGAATCTTCCAAAAGGAATCAAAATGTATAATGCGGAAGAAGGAGTAAGAAAAATTTCACTCGATTTTCTTCCTTACATAGTATCCGACCCGAATCATCCTTGCAAAGATGTCAAAGCAGACAGGGCAATGGTAGGGAATTTATGGTGGAGAAGGCCGTTTAAAATCCACAGAAATGTAGGTAGTGATACAGACACGAGTACTGTTATATGTCCTACTTCAATAGGTAAAAAATGCCCTATTTGTGATTTCCAAAAGAAAAGATTCGCAGAGGGAGCACCCAAAGAGGAGACAAAAGAATTGTATCCTAAACCAAGAAATCTTTATATTGTAGTCCCTATTGATCAGAAGGATTATGATGAAACACCTCATATCTGGGATATGTCACAGTATATGTTCCAGGATATTCTTGTGGAAATATTAGAAGAGGATGATACCAATGAAGTATTTCCAAGTTTAGAGGAAGGGAAAACATTGGATATCCGTTTAAAATGGGATTCAATTGGTGAAAGAGGAAAACCATTCCCTGCAGCAAGAGATATAAGATTTGAGGACAGGGAACCTTACGATGAAAAAATACTTGATGAAGTGCCTGATTTGGATAAAGTATTAAATGTACTTTCATACGAAGAACTTACCAATAAATTCTTTGAACTGGAAGATGATGATACAGGAGGGGAATTAACGGATGTTGATGCAAATGAAGAAATTTCTACTTCAAGGCGAAGAAGGACTTCAGAAGTTGAAAAAGAACCTGTAAGACGCAGGAGACGTAGTGAACCGGAACTAAAAGATGATGATAAGGATGAAGGTAAGCCAAAGTCATTTCGCAGGTCCAGAAAGACAGAAGATGAACCAGATGAAAAATCACGTAGAGCTTCCGAGCGCAGACGCAGACCTTCAGAAGCAAAGGAAGATGAAAGATGTACTTTCGGACACAAATTTGGAGTAGATACTGAAACTTTTGATGATTGTGATAAATGTGAAATTTGGGGTGAATGTATTGACGAAAAAGAAGGAAAATAAGTCATGCCTATTTTAAAAATTAAAAGTCAGAAAGAGGATTTTAAACTTGTAGGAGCATTACTGCCTATCAGAGTTCATAATTACATTACTTTTTACTCTCTTGCAAAAGGAAAAACCAAATCAGATATTCTCAAAGAATTGCTGTATAAGTGGATGTCCGAAAGAAGAGAGGTAGAAAAGGATAGTGATTTGATTTATGAAATTGTCCGAAAACTTGATTACCAATGGAAGGTGGAGAAGGCTACAGGAAGAGGAATAACTGTTGGAATGTTCAAAGACACAGTTCGGGAGGAATTAATTAATAAAGGTCTCATTGAGGTCTATGTAAATAAGATTATAGATGAAATATGTAAATAATGGAAAGGACAGAACGTTCTGCATCTCTGAGTAAACAAATGACAGAGAGAGGACAAAAGGTGAAAAAGGATGAAAAAGAAGAATATGATGGAAACTTTGGAAAAGTTATCAGTACAGGAAGCACGCTTCTCAATCTCACTATCTCAGGTGGACGTTGCAGAGGAGGTGGTTTACCAGGGGGTATTTTGGTTGAGATATTCGGTCCAAGTGGTAGCGGGAAAACAGTTCTCCTTAGCGAAATTGCAGGAGCTGTGCAAAGAGAAGGTGGAGAAATTATGTTCCACGATCCCGAAGCAAGATTAGATACTCCGTTTGCTGCAATGTTAGGGTTAAAAATAACCAATGATAATTACTTCAGACCAAATACAGTACCGGAAATATTCGATCCTATAAGGAAATGGAATGTAAAAAAGAATGTAATCAATGGAATATTTGCAGATAGTTTGGCTGCTCTTTCTACTGCAATGGAAATGGGGGAAGATGGTGATCCATACGGAACACGCAGGGCAAAGGAATTCAGTGAAGGCTTGAGAAAAACGTGTAGAATAATCAAAGATGAAAACTACCTGATGGTATGCAGCAATCAAATAAGAGATGTTATCGGAGCTTCTCAATTTCAACCTAAGACAGCAACTCCCGGAGGAAAAGCATGGACGTTTTATCCAAGTTTAAGATTAAACACCACTGTTACTAAAAAACATAAGGTTGATAAGAAATTTGCAGGAAAGGTGATTTCAAAGATAATAGGGGTAAGAACAGAAGTTCATGTATATAAGAGTTCCATTTGGGAGCCTTATCATTCTGCTCCTGTTACTATCTTATTTGATTATGGAGTGGATGACATCAGAGAGAATTTGCAATTTATTAAGGATTACTCCAAGCATACTATTTACACTC